CGGGTTGCCCGCTGGGTTTTTAATCTTCTGAATTAGCACTTCGCCATCGCGTGTCAGCGTCTCAATAAACAGACGTTGCGCTTGTGACCAAGATATGCGGCCATCAACAGTGCAAAAACTAGCCCTGCCCCACTGCTGCCAAGCCTGTTCAACGATCCTGTTGCCAACGCTATCCAACGAACCGTCATCATTGCGCTTGCGAACCTGTATCCGCACGCCCGCAGCACCAACTACGTTTGTGGTCATTATCTGCAAATAACGCCGCGCATATGGGTGGTTGCGACTGATTTCGCGGCATCTATCGCGCAGAATACGCAGTGACGGTTTGATTTCGCTGTCTGCCGACCGGCTGCTTGATACAAAATCGCTAAATAGTCGGCCAGTGTCAGCCCCGTGAAACGCCCTTGCCATCTTTTTTGGCTGGGGCTTGCCTTTGAAAAAGTCAAAGATGCCCATTGTTAAAACCTCACCAAGATGGTTGCGCCGGTTGTCTCACCAGCTAACGCACGCTCTTTTTGCCGTTCTTTGGCATATTCTTGCCGGTAAAAGTTCCGCGCGTCAATTAAGTCAGTAAATGACATTTTGGTCAATGACCGCCCGTTGATTGAATAACTGGAAACATCTGCGTCAGCTTTACCCTGCAAGACGCTTTCAATCTTGCTAATCATTATTTCTGCGTGGGTGCGTGGATCAGCCCCGTTTACGTCCAAATCTTCAACCGCTGTAAATGTGCCGGTTTCGATAACAACGCGGTCGCCAGTTGAGGTCTTTGTTACCTCTAGCTGCCAGTGATAGAAGCCAGCGACATAGGTTGCGCTGGTTACGCTATCAACTTCAAAAACATATGTGCCGTTTGTTTCGGTTGCTGCAACTTTGATTTCAGTGCTGCCGCCGCCAGTGATGCGGGCGACATATTCCATCGAATAATCGGCCAGCGGATAATCGCTGACAAGATCGGTGCGCTTCCAAAGCAGATAATCGCCAATGACGATCTTTTCCGGCTGTTCCCCGTCAGGGGCTTGGTCTATATCAAATCTGTTTGCCATTATTTACCGCCAGCTATTAACAAAGCCGCCTTGCCGTGGTCGGCGGGCAAGTGGGTTAGGCTGTTGCGGCTGCGGTTGTGTTTCTGGTTCCGGCGCATTGACCACCCTATCGGCAACAGCGTTAATATTCAGTGACAAGATGCACAAGGCCGCATATGCGTAAACCCTGCAATCAAGTGCTTCATTCCTTGTGCGTGTTTTGACAAAATCCCGCCTTGGAAAGCCTTTTTGGTATTTAGTGACAATTTTCTCACTGTTAGCAAGTTGCTGATAATACTCATCTGACCGTCCGGCTGGGAAGTGGCAAAACCCTGCACCCTCCGATTGTATCCTAAGTCTGGAAAAAATCAATTCCTTGATCGGGAAAGTGCCGACAGTAAACAATTTAATCTTTCCAATGTTGTTTTTGCTAGGTCTGCCAACAAGCGGACGCTGTTCGCCGCCCATACCCTTAATCGCAAATATGCGCCGACCTTCCCTTGGCCGGACAAAGTTATAGACCGCTTGCGTGTAATGACCGCCGCTATCAATGCACGCAGCCCTAATACCTAGCTGGCGACCGCTTTCTGTTGTAAAACTGGCTTTTAGGATATTATCCAGATCGTTCCACAAATGCGGCGTAGATGGATCGCCATATAGCGTTTTATAGGATATTGACCAGCTCTCCTCATCACGTCCAAAACCGACAAGTTCACATTCAAGCCGATCATCTTGCACGTCAATTCCGGCTGTTATAACAACTATATCATCCGGCAGGGCATCGCCCCAATCTTCTTCACGATCTTCAAACCGGATGTCATTTATTGTAATTCCTTCGTCCTCCCACGTTTCTGCAAGAAAAGTGTTTACAAATACGCGCAAGGTCTCCGGCGACTTTTTGGCAACTAGAAAATCACGCGCTGCATCTGCAAGCGGCGTCCAAGGGCTATATAGCCCGCTTAAATGAAAACCGGCTATTTTATGTTCTGGATTTTGTGCAACCCACTCACCAGCCCGCACAGCGCGGTAACGATCCGCGTCATCCCATACGCTGCCGCAGCCTTCGCATATATAGCTAGCGGTTTCGGGTTTATCCTTTTCCCATTGCACTTGTCCCCATTTCAGCACTTGCTTATGACCGCAGTCGTGACACGGCACATAATACTGCCGCTGGTCGCTTTCTTCATAGGCCGCTTCAATTCTGGACGCGCCTTTGTTGGTTGGCGTGCTGACCATTACGATTTTGCGGTTATAGGTAAAGGTCGACGTTCTTTTCCGGCCTAGATCAATGGGATCGCCCTCTGTACCGGCTGAATGCGGGAAACGATCCACCTCATCAAAGAAAACGCACCGAACCGGCCTAGATGCCAGCCCAGCTGGTGAATTAGCCCCAACCATAGCAATATAGCCACCAACGAATGATTTTTGCAGCAAAGTGTTACCGCTATCGCGGCTGCGCGGGTCTTTCACCGCGTTCTTTAGGGCTGGCGTATCCCGCAGCATAGGTGCAAGCCGGTCGTTACTCCACATCTTGCTCATATCCAAAGTTGGCTGCACAACAAGAATTGGAGACGGGTCTTGCGATATATAATAGCCGATAGCGTTGTTTATGATTTCAGTCTTGCCGATCTGTGCGCCGGTCATAAAAACAATCGTTTCAGTCGCTGGATCGGAAATGGCACGCATCATCCCGCGCTGGTATGGTGCGCGGTCGGTTGACCATTTACCGGCCTCTGCGCTGCTTTCACGCGAAAGCACGCGATACTGGTCTGCCCATTGGTCAATGGCTAGATCAGGCGGCGGGGCTAGGCTGTTGAGGGTTTTCTGCGCTATCTTCGCCAGACTCTGTTCCCCGTAAAGGTTGAGACACTCTGACTTCGACTTCGCTGATTTCTTTAAGGGCATCGTAAATGTTATCTTTCAAAATGCTTTTAACTTCAATCAGTTTTTCAGCGGCATAAACTTCGGGTGCCACCCGCTGCGGAAAGGCTAACAGCTTTTGCCGCATATTCTGGCTAACATCGATCCAAGCGCGTTCCACATCACCCGCCGGTATAAGTTGCTCCCTGATCTGCTCTTTTTCCATTTCGGCCAGATCAGCGCGTGCTTTGGTCAATCTGGTGCGGTGCGCGTTGTAATCATCGCCGCTGGTGTCGGCTTTGATGGATCGCTCTTTAAGATAGCGGATATAGCCTTGAATGGCTGGCACTAATTCATACCGGCCACGATCCGCTTTTGGTATTACACCCTCTGTCGATAGCTGTTGCACGCGGCGCGGGGTCAAATCTAGCAGCTTGCTAATAAAATCAAGCGGAAACGTGGTCGGTGCCATTATTCATCTCGTTAAATGTTTTGCCGGTTTTTTCGTGAATAGCTATTAAGCCGGTAAAGTCCTGCCAGCGTTTAACAATCACATCGACATATTTAGGATCAAGCTCCATAACCCTAGCTTGCCGGTTAGTTTTCTCGCACGCAATCAAAGTTGAGCCGCTGCCGCCAAAGTAATCCAAAATAGTGTTATTGGCTCTGGTGCTGTTTTTTATTGCACGCTCTGACAATTCAACAGGTTTTTGCGTTGGATGCTGGTATTTGCTGTCTTTAGCAATTTTCCATAAATCAGATTCATTTGTTATAGACGGGTCAATTAGCCCATCAAACAAAATAAATTCGTGCTGATGCCTATATCCTTTGCCTAAACCAAAAACATTCTTTGCCCATACAATGCAAGCCTTTGGTTTTAACTTAGTTTGCAGTATTCCGTAAAAAGCCCAATTACAACAAATGTAATAACTGTTAGGCCGGTTTGCTTCAAAGGTTTGCAGCCAGTTATCAATAAAGGTTCCGAAGTCCGCATCGCTAAGTTTGTCATTCATAATTACGTCAAACTTACCAGACCGGCCATTAAAGGCAACATTGTATGGTGGATCAGTGAAAACCATATCTGGCGTGTGACCATCTAACAAAGTGTCAACCGCATCGATGCTGGTGCTATCCCCGCACATAACCCTATGCCGACCAAGCTGCCAAATATCGCCAAGAACTGTAACTGGCGTTTCCGGCTCCGGTGGCACTTGATCTTCGTCAACTAGCCCCTCTGTTACCGCTTCGGCCATTAACGCGGCAAGCTCATCATCATCAAAGCCAGTTAACCCAAGGTCGTAGTTTTCCAGATCAAGGTCGGCTAATTCCAAGGCCAGCAAGTCGTCATCCCATTTCGCTTCTTGGCTAACGCGGTTGTCAGCTATGCGATAAGCTTTGATCTGGTTTGCCGTTAGGTCGGTCGCAATATGGATCGGCACTTGATCCAGCTTTAGCTTGCGTGCAGCCGCCAAGCGCGTATGTCCAGCAATTACAACCATTTCAGCGTCAACCACAATTGGCTGCCGCCATCCAAATTCCTTTAATGATCCCGCGACTTTATCCACCGCCGCGTCATTTTTTCGTGGGTTCTTCGCATATGGAACAACCTCATCGATCCCAACCGTTTGAATATCCATAGTAAAACGAAATGCTCCTTTTTATTCTGTCGCTAGGTTTGTTTCGGGGTCGCGCGTTACC